CCAGCAGGCTCTCCAAAGCCTCCCGCTCCGTGCGGCCCGTGGCCGCCCAAAGGGTCTGGTAATAGCGGTGGCGGCCAGAGGCTTCCCACCGCAAAGAACCCTCCAGCCGCTCCACCCGCAGGTCGTCAAAGTGGGCGCGGGCGATCCGCCGCAGGTCCTCAAGCTTCAGCCGCTTCATAGTCCAAGCTCCCCCATCAGGCACTCCAGAGCCTCCTCCCGGGTAGCCCCGATGGCCTGGGCCACCTCCCGCCCCTCGTAGCGGGCCCGGGCCCACCACCAGCGCTCCCCGTCCCGAGGGCCCCAGATGTCCTCCACGTGCACGTCGTACCCCAGAGCCTCGAGGCGGGCCAAGGCCGCTTCGCCCGGGCGATCCGCCGGGGCGGGGCGCACCCGCACGTGCTCCACCCCGGCCAGGGCCTCGTACAGTTCCAGCTCGTTCACCAGGCGCAGGGCGTCCATGTAGGCCCGCCTTCGGGGGCGCTCTTCTCAAACGCCGCCGCCCGCCTGGCCTCTTCCCAGGCCTCCCGGGCCCGTGTGGCCTCGGGCTCCACGCCCATGCGCCAAAGGGCCAACCGTAGGCCCCGCTCCAGCCGCCGGATCTGCTCGCTGAGCGTCATTCCGCCCTCCTCTCCAGCCGCACGACAGACGCGGGAGGCTCAGAGGCCACCCGCTCGGTCCACTCGTCCAGCCACTCCGCCCGGAAGTAGAGGCGCTTGCCCAGCCTCACGTGCCGCAGATGAAAGGGATGCCCCGGCTTCGTCCGCGCCGCCGCGTAGATGTGCTTCGTGGGAATGCCCAGGTATTCCGCCGCCTCTTCAACCGTCATGAGCTTCGGCATGTTCCCCCCTAGAAGCAACCCAGTTCCTCCAAAACCTGAGCCAAGGGAAGCCACGCCTCCCGCTTGCCCGTGCCCTCGCACAAGGGGCAGTCAATCTCCTCCTTTTCCGGTGGGATTTCACCCCTCTCGCTGAACCACGTATCTATATGCCCCTGCTCAAGCCAGCTCTTGGGCTTCCCGAGGGCACGCCACTCGTCCCAATACTGCTTCCACAGGGGATGCTCCACGACCCCTGTTCCACCACACTCCTCGCAGTCAAAACGCACCAGTGCCAGGATGTCTTTCCCCTTCAGCTCGCGGATTTCAATCCTCTTCATGCCTCACCTCCCCGGAACGGGGGCCTGGACCAGGGCCCAGAGGAGGATGAGCCCCGCCAGGAGTCCCCCCAGAACGTCCAAGCCCCAGTCCCAAAGCCACTTCGGAATCCCCTTCACCGCGCACCTCCCACGGCCAGCACCACCAACACCGCCGCCATGAGCCCCGCGAGGAGGGCCATGGCGGCGGCCAGGACGGGCCCGGGCTGGCCGTATCGGGCCCGCACGTAGACCCCCAGCAGGGCGTAGAGGACGAGGGCGAGGAGGAAGTAGAGGGCGAGGAGGGGGGTCATTTTGCCTCCCCACTCTGGTCTATCGGTACCGATATATCAGAGTTGAAGCCCAAAAAAAGAGCCAGGTCTTCCTCCCTGACCCGGTAATCCCTTCCTACGCGCACCGCCCTAAGCGCCCCGGCACGGATTTGGCGGCGTACCCAGAGAGGGCTTTTCCGAAGGAACTGGGCGACCTCCTTAGTGGTCAAAAGCCTCGTCATTTCACCCGGAGGATACCTCAGCCTCAATGTTTAGTCAAGCATCAGTACCGAGCAAAGGGGTAAACACGTGGTATATGACGCTCTATCTTAGTGGTGTGGTGGTGAAAGGTGGGACCATGGCAATCCAAAGACCAGCATGGGGTGAGGCTATAAAGGCCCGCCGCAAGCAGCTTGGCCTCACTCAAGAAGACCTAGAAGCCGCCACGAACGATATCCTTTCGCAAAAAACTATCTCCGACCTCGAGGTAGGCCGGGTTCACCCGCTCAATCTTGGGGCGGAAAAGTTCCTTGCCCTGCTAAGCGCCCTCCGCTGGACCCCGGAGGAGTTCGCCGAAGCCACGGGCCTGGACGTGCCCCTGGTCTACCGCCCCTCGGGGGAGCCTCGGGAGGATGTGGTCTGGGTGCCCGTGGTGGGCTCCGGCGTGGCGGGGCGGCCTTGGCCCGAGTCCGGGAGCATGCCCGTCCCCCGCCCCCTGGTACGCCCGGGCTCCGTGCTCATCCAGGTGGAAGGGGACTCCATGGACACCGGGGAGGAAGACGGCCTCCGGGACGGGGACTTGGTGCTGGTGGACCAGAACCTCAAGGACCTCCGGGAAGGCCGAGTCTACGCCGTGGAGATCATCGGGGACGGCATCGCCATCAAACGGGCCCGCAAGCTTGGCAACCGCTGGATTTTGATTTCGGACAACCCGAAAGGCCCGCTTTTGGAACCCGAGGAGGTGCGCGTGATTGGGGAGGTCTACCGGAAGATCAGCATCCGGGAGGTGAAGTGATATGAAACCATCAGGAATACGGTGGGGTTTAGTGGTCTTCGGCCTGGTACTGGCGGCATGCAGCTCCAACCCGCCCATAAACGCCACCGGCACGTGGCTTGACCTCACGGCTAAAACTCGCCCCCTCAACAAAGCAGATTGCCCTGAAGACCCGATAAACACAGGGGAGTTAAGATTCTCCCTCAACCAAAGCGGCTCAAATGTGTCGGGCACCGTCCGAGCTTATACCCCCGGGCAACCCGCCGCTTACGGAGACGTGACCGCGCAAATAAGACAGGACGGCACCATAAACGGCAACATGGTATTTAGCTCCCAGTCTGGAAACTACGTCATTTCAATCGCTTTTGAAGGTCGGATACAAGGCACTTACTTCATCGGCAAAACCATCAGCCCCCTCACGAGCCAGTGCCCTTCCAACCAGAACATGGTGAGCGTTTACCTTGAATGGAACGCCCAGAAACAATAGGCACCTTGACTGAATCTTGGCTCATAGGGGGGTCTTTCCCACGAAGTCAAATGAGGCCCGATCCGCTGCTAAAACTGCTTGAGGACCCGGCCTATTTGGTCCAGGCGGATAGGGGGGAGCTTCTTGAGGTGGTGGTCCAGGCCCTCTTCGCCCGCCTGCCCGGGTGGAAGGCCTCCCGCCCAAGCCGGACCAACGCCCCGGACAACGGCCTTGACGTGGAAGCCATAAGCCCCCAGGGCAAGCGTTACCTCATCCAGTGCAAAAACCTTTCCGCCCCGGCAGACGCAAACCTGGTGAGGCTGACCCACGCGGCCAAAGACCTCCACAGGGCCCACAAGAGCATCCTCATCTGCCCCTCGGGGTTCACCAAGCCGGCGCTGGAAAACGCCGAAGCCCTGGGGGTGATGACCTGGGGGCCCGAGGAGTTGAGGCTTCTCTACCAGGCGGCTTCCTCCGAGGCCGCCATGCGCAAGCTCGGTCTTTGGGAAGCGCCAAAACCTCCGGGGTTTTGGGATGGCCTCGCGATCCACCTCAAAAACTGGCTTGCCCAAAGCCGGAAGGAAACGCTTTACGTGGGCATCGCCATCCTGATAGTCCTCGGTTTCCTCTTCCTTGTGACGCAGGGGTCTTCGCCCCAAAAGGCCAAACGCCCGGTCTCCTCACCCGAGGCCGTGGCGAAAGGCTACGACTCAGCCTATCGCTACGCCTTGAGCACCAACGACTGGGCCCCCCTCTACGAGTGGGCCTTCGCAGACTTCCTGGAACGGAAGGTTCTCCCCTTCATCCGGGAACGCCAGAGCCGGGGGTGCGTGCTTCGGACCGAAGAGCTTGAACCCATGCGGATCACCGCCGTGGAAGCCCTGCCCGACATGGCCGAAGTCTACGTCAGCAAGAAGTGGCAGCAAACCCTGGTTTGCCAAGACAGGCCCCCCAAGGAAGTGCTCAACAAAGCCTTCAGCACTTACTACCTCATCAAGCCAGATGCGGATGGCCGGCTGAAGGTCTGGCTTTCTGATTGGAACTGACAGAGGTTTTTGAGCAAAAGCCGCCTATGAAGCGTAAACGAGGCAGGGGAGAAGGCTCCATCTTCCAGCGCAAGGATGGCCGCTGGGCCGGCTTCGTGACCCTCGGGTACACCCCGGACGGCCGCCAGCGCAAGAAGTGGGTCTATGGCCGCACCAGGCGGGAAGTGGCGGAGAAGCTGGCCCGCCTCCTCCCCAAGGCCGGCGTGGGCTGGGTGCCGGACCCCTCCGGCCTGCGCCTCGGGGACTACCTGGCCTCCTGGATTGAGCACCGGGCCGCCACCCGAGACCTACGCCCCACCACCCTTCGCAACTACCACGTGTACCTGAAGCACGTGGAGCCCATCGCTCACCTGCCCCTCTCCCGCCTGACCCCCCTCACCTTCCGCGCCTTCTTCGCCGAACTCGCCGGCTTCTCTCCTTCCCACCGCCGCCACATCTACCAGTTTTTGCGGGCCGCCCTCCGGGACGCCATGCGGGCCGACCTCCTGGACCAGAACCCCATGGACGCCGTGGATCCCCCACGGGGCGGGGCGGTCCGGCCGGCCAAGGCCTGGAAGCCCGAGGAGGTGGCCCGGTTCCTGGAGGCCTCCAAGGGTCACCGCCTCTACCCCCTCTTCGCCCTCATGCTCGCCACCCGCCTCCGGCCCGGGGAGGCCCTGGCCCTCCGGTGGGAGGACTGGGAGGGGGACGTGCTCCACGTCCGGCACACCCTGCGCCGGGACGGCACCCTGGGCCCGGCCAAGACGCCGGGAAGCGTGGCCCCCATCTACCTGGACCCGGACACCCAAGCCCTCCTCGCCTGGTGGCGGGAACGCCTGGAGGAGGAGAAGGCTTCCACCCCAGACTGGCAGGACCACGGGCTCATGTTCCCCAGCTCCAAGGGAACACCCCTGGAATACAACAACTTCAAGCGGGCCTTCTACGCCCTGCAGGAAAAGGCCGGGGTCTCCCGCATCACCCCCCACGGCCTCCGGCACACCTACACCTCCCTCGCCCTCCGGGCCGGCCTCCCCCCTAAGGTTGTGGCGGCCCGCCTCCGGCACGCAGACCCCACCTTCACGGTGAAGGTCTACCAGCAGCTCATGGAGGAGGACCACCGCGCCGGGGCCCTCCCCCTTGACACCTTGCTACACCTAAACAACCGGAACCAACGGGGACCAACGGGGACCAACCAGGCTCAAAAACCCCGTCCCCGCCACAAACCCGGTTCCTAACCCCTCCTCCCTTGCGGGCTGATAAGCGTGAGGTCGGTGGTTCAAGTCCACCATCGCCCACCACGATGAGTAAGGGAAAATCCCCCGGGCTTAGCTACCCGGGGGATTGACCTTTGACACCTACACAACACCTAATAGCCGGTGGCCAGGTGGTAAATGAGATACCCCACCGCCGCCCCGAGGAGGGCCGCCACGGCCCGGCCGCCCATGGGTGGCGCTTCGCCCAGGCCACAAACTGCCCCGAGATGGTGAGGCCCGTGCGCCGCACGGCCCAGCACTCCACCACTGCCAGCCACAGGGAAAGGCCCGCCAGGAACAAAAGCCACCAGGAAAGGCCGGCCAGGGCGAAGGCCGCACCAAGGGCGGCGAACATGATGAGGATGCCCCATGGAATCCTGCTCATACCCTTAGCTCCGAATACTCAGACGCCCAGGCCACGATCTGGCCCACATACGCGTCGTTGCGCTCGCCCCTCCGGTAGGCGGTGGGCCCCCGGTTGTAGGCGTGCAAAACATCGCACCACGTGGGAAACTGCCCCTTCAACCACGCCAGATAGCGGATCCCCGCCGCCGTGGCGTACTGCACCCGGGCCGGGATGGACATGTTGAGGAGGAGGGTGGGGTCCATGCCCACCTGGCGGAAGGCGCAGGGCTTCACTTGCAGGGGCCCGATCTCGGACCCCGAGGCGCAGGTGGCCCCGTTTTTGCTGATCTGGAGGGCGTACGCCACCCGGTCCACGTGGGGGTTGAAGGAGGACTCTCGCCGGGCCAGGGCCACCACGAGGTCCGGGGGCACCCCCATCCCTCCCGCCTGGGCCAGGGCCCCGGCCACGATCTGGGCCAGGTTCCGCCCCCCGCAGTCCCCGCAGGACTGCCGGGCCAGGGCGGGGTTGACTTCCGAAATGCGAGCATAAATGCGGTCAATCAAGCTCCACCGGTCCTTGTCCAAGGGCGGGGGCCCCGGGGGAGGGTAGGGGCAGGCGCTTCCAGAACCAGGGGTTCCCCCACCCCCACCGCGCGCCGGGCTCGCCCCGGCCCGCGCCAGGGCCAGGACCCCGAGGGCCCCGAGGGCCCAGAGAACCCAACTACCCCTGCCGCCTGCGCCCGTCCTCCGCCCCATGGTGACTCCTCGTCCTGAGCCGGCGTCCCCGGTTTAGGGTCAACCACCCACCCCCTACGTACCAGGCGAAGGCGTGGATGTCCCCATACCGGGCCACCGCGCCCTTTACCTCGCCCCCGGGCACGTGGCGAAAATCACGCCGGGCCAGGGGAAAGGCGCCCACCTCCATGGGCGGGGTAAGCATGGGCTGAGGAAATACCAAAAACCGCTGTCGCCATCCACCCGGTATCATGGCGCTTCACCTCACGGCACCTTCGCTTTCGCCACGATGTGGGCCTCAAGCCGCCGAAGGTCGCTTAGGGGGATGACGCTCCCGGCTACCTCCAGCAAGCCGTCCTCTACCTTGTAGCCCACCTCGGGCAACCCCTTGAGGATTTGCAAAGCTGCGGCCTCATTCAGAATGTCGTACTCCTCCACGGGGCGCTCAAAGGTGAAGAGCCCGAGGTCCTCCACCTCGCCGCTTTTGAGGTGGGCCAGAAGTCTGACGTGGAACACCGCCTTGGCGAACTCCGTGTTCATGCTATCCCCTCCCCCAGGTCATCTGGAAGACCATCTCCAGGGTGTGCGTGCTGGCTTTGGTGATGGACGAAGGGTTCTGGAAGAGCATTTTGTAGCCAAGGTTACTAGTTCCACTAACGCTGCTATTATTTACTGCAAAGCCATATATGGTGCCATTTTCTTGAGCTGTTGTGAGTTTGTATCTTTTGGTGCGGGTATAGCTCCCGTTGGTGTAAGCATCTCCCGTCATGGCGTATCCGGCAGAAGTGTTGATGGACGTGCCCCGTGCCGTGCTTTGTCCAGAGGCGGTGATGGCGTGAAAATATGCGTGCCCGCTAGCAGTATAACCTCCGGGCCACAGCACTCGCATGACTTCAAGCACAAGGGCGTCTTCGGTGGCGAATGCCGTTCCCACCACATCATGCGTCCCATTCCCGTCCTTGCCCGCCATGCCGGTTATGATGATGGAGTAAGTTGTTTCAAGCCAGGGGACCTCTATGACGACGGTCTTGATGATTTGCAACTGGTCCCCGCTTTGCACGCTAATGACGACGGGGGTGGAGTTTGGGTTGTTCGGGTCCTGCCGGAAGAGGTCGCGGAAGACGCAGTTGGCGCCCGTGCTTTGGGTAAAGTGCCCGTACTCCGTCAGGTTGTAGCTGTTGGTGAAGTTGAAGACCCGGTACTCCGTTATCACGGCACGCAGTTTGTTGTTGGTGCTGTCCCGCACGTATTGCTCGGTGTGGCTAAACCCGCCGTTGCTGTCCGTCCTCGCTACCTCGCTGGCGAGGGCAGTATCGGTCTGGTTTGGCGGCGTGGTTCCCGTGCCGATGGCGGTGTATCGGGACCATTTGTGGAAGTAAGGGAATGAGGAGTTAGAGCTGGAACCGGAATCAACCCGCGCCACCGCGTCCAAACCGAAGTTAGTTATCCTCACGCTCATTGGACACCTCCCCGTATTCGGCCACGACCTGGCCGTTCCGGACTAGCCTCACGCCGTGCCTGAGGGTCATGGTGAAGTCGGCGTTGACCACGTGGGTTTGCCCCTTCTCCAGGGCCTTCATGGCCCGCTTTTTGATGCGCTCCATCCTGCGCCTGTCCCTACGAGGCAGCATATGTTCCTCCTATGAACTGGCCCTGAAGGGCGAGCTTGGCCGGGGCGTGCTGGTAAGGGAAGGCGATGAGCAGGTAGGTGCCGCCGGAAAACTGCCCCTGCAACGCCAGCTTCTGGCTTTGGCTGTAGGTCTGCACGATGGCCCGGTACTCGCCTGTCGTGAACGCCCCCTGCAGGGCGAGTTTGGCCTCGTGGGGGGGGTAGATGATGACGGGCTGAACGTATTCGCCGGAGGTGAAGGCGCCCCGCAGGACCAGCCTGGCCTCCTGTTTGTAGAAGAAGGCTCGCAACTCGTACTCCCCGGAGGCGAAGCGCCCCTCCAGGGCGATGACCGCCTCCGGCCTGTAGGGGTAGAGTCCGCTGTGGACGACGAACCCCGTGGCTTCTAGGGCGTTGGTGAAGCTCCCGAGGAGTTCAATCCGGTAAGGAAGCTCCACGACCTGGTCCAGGACCACGGGGCGCTCAAAGACCCACACGGAGCGGGCTGTGGCGTAGCCCTCTCGCTGGACCCGCATGACCAGGTTGAGGCGGTCGGGAGTCAGGTGAAAGAGGAGGACGTCGGAGTCCGGCACGTAGCGCCCCACGGTCGCGTCGTTGATAAGCACGGGGTCAGCGCCAGGGAAGGGACCACGCTGGACGAAGGACTGGGTAAAAGGATCCCACTGCCGCACCCAGACCTCCCCCTCCCGCTCGTAGGCCACCACGTGACGGGCCGCCTGGTCAAAGGCCAAGGCCAGGTGGCGGATCTCCTCCACCGGGTGAGGGAGGGGAGGCACCTCCACCTCCACCCACACCGCCACTTCGGGCCCCCGTGGGTCGTGCAAGGGCCAGGGGCCCTCCCCGGGCACCTGGGCCTGGAAGAGGCAGAAGCGCCGCTCCACGCGGTCCAGGAGGCCCGCCCAGGCATAGCCGTAGAGGGTGGCATAGGAGCCGTCCCCGGTGTCCCCCATGCTCCGAGGGCCGGGGGCCAAACGAAGCTCCACGCCGTAGGTGGATCCGCGCTTGTAGGTGCGGGTGGGAATGGGGCTCATTGCATCAGGATCTGCACGGCCACGGGCCCTTCACCAACGTCCGAGACCTCCAAAGCCTCCACTAGGAAGGTGAGGTCTAGGGCGGCGGCGGGCATGAGCACGTAGGGCCCCACCCGCCCGGAGCCGTACCGGAACCACAGGGCGGCCTTGGCGTCCCCAATGTTCACCAGGTGCCCGCGGGTAGCGGGCTTACCGAGGAGGCCGGCCACGTCCACCACCGCCACCCGCCCCACCTCGGGAGCGATCTGGGCGATGAGGGGCAGCCGGGCCGGGTCATGGCCCTGCACGTCCCGCCTCGGGCGGCCAAACTCGTATTCAAGGATGCGTTGGATGGCGGCCAGCTGGTCCTTCAAGCACGCCATATCTGCCCGCATCTCGCCCATGGCCTCCTGCAGGCGGGCAGGCAAAGCCGCCAAATCTTCTTGCTTTATGCCCAAGAGGTTGAGCACGCTGCACCTCCTTGCCCCCCAGCCTGGCCGCCCTTGCCCAGGTTTTCAAGGGCGGGCCGCACCACAAAGGCCCCCAGGAGGGCCACCAGGACCAGGTACACCGTGGCCACCCCGAGGGCGATGCCCACGCCCTGCTTGTAGGACTGCCAGAAGGACGGAGCCTGCATGCTACTCCTTCTTCCCCACCAGGGCCCCCACCAAAGCTAGGACCAGGAGGAGGCCCACCCAGATCAGCGTTCCCCCCACGACAAAGCCGGCACCGAAGCGAAGGCCATCACCAAAGCTCATTTCCCACCTCCCACTTTTTGCTCCATGCCCATGGCCCGGATGCGGGCCAAGGCGGCCTCAATCTGCCGCTGGGCTATGTCCCGGGGCAGGCCGGGGGCCATCTGCTGCAAGGCCTCCATGGCCTCCCGGAGTTTGGCTTCCGCTCGGGCGGAAGGGTCGTACTGGGTCCCCACCTTCCGCCAGCGCTCCTCGGTGGCCAGGACCGCCTGCTCAGCCAGCCGTGGCACTCTCTCAGAAAGCCACTTCTCATAGTTTCTGAAAACCAAGCGGATGGCCGCCGCGAGGACGGGCCCCACCACAGGGATGGCGGAAACCGCCCGCACGATGAGCCCCGAGAGAAGGGCGATGAGCCCGGCCGCGAGGAGAGCTTGAACAAGCCAGACGAGCCAGACCTGTCCCTGAGGTAGGAAGTCCTGCACGCTCACACCATCACCCCCACGCGCTTCACCCCACCCCTACCTTCACAGTCGCAGGGGGTGGGAGCAGGAGATCCGTCCTGGCACGTGACCAGCACCTGCGGGCAGATCCGATCAGACGGGGGGGAGCTTCGGGAAGGCTGCCCGCCCTGGGCCTGCCCCCCTCCCCGCCGGGCCAGGGCGTACCCCGCGTACGCCCCGGCCGCCACCGCCACCGCCACGATCCAAGCGCCCTGCATCCGTCACCTCACCAGAGGGGCACCACGGGCAGAGGGGCGGCCCTGCCCACATAGGCCGGGTTGTACCAGCCGCAGAGGCTCGGGGCTACCCGGCAAAGGGCGTCCTGCCCCAGGCTACCCAGCCCAAAGGGCGGCTGGCCGCCGAAGTCGTCCACCACCACGGGGGGGGTTTCGGTCTGGGCCGGGGGAGCTTCCGACTGCTCCGGCGTCTGCCCGGCGGTAGCCTGCCCCTGCCCCTTGGCCAGCTGATACGCCAGATAGCCGGCCACGCCAAAGCCCAAAAGGGCCAGCAAAAGCGCTCTACTTTCCATCCTCTTTCACCTCCCTCACCCGAAGGCCCTGCCGATAAGCCTGGGCCTCCATGGCGTTCGCCACCCGGGAGAGATAGTAGGCCTGCCGGCGGCCGTTCTCCTCTATCCGGGCCAAACGCTCCCGCACCTCGGCCACATCCCGGAACACGAGCTTCAGGAACGCCGCAAAGGCCACCGCCCCCAAGCCCATGTCCAGAACGTCCTTCCACTCCATCAGCAGACCACCCCCTCCGTGGCCAGCTGCTGCAGCTGCCTCTTGACCCCCTCAATCTGGGCCTGGTAGGTCTCCAGCTCGTCCTTCAGGGCCGCGTACTGCTGGGCCGCCTGGTCCACCGCCCGGGAGTCGTCGTAGTTGAAGAGATTTCCCGGCCGGGGCCCCTGCCCCTTCACGTAGTCCATGCAGGCGTTGTAGTTGCCCCACAAAGCAGGGCTGCAGATGTCAAAGAGGCCGCACGCCTCGCGCTTGGCGTAGCTCCAGCAGTTCGTATCCGCGCTGGACCCCTTGGCCACCAGGTCGTTCATCTTCTTCCGCACATCGTCCGCAGCAGACTGGAGCTTTTGCAGTTTTTCTTTCAGGTCCGCGCAAAGCTGCCCCTTGGTGATGGTGGGGGTTTGGGGGGTCGGGGTAGGAGTTGGGGTGGGAGTGGCAATGGGATTGGGCAACGTTGGGGAAGTCTGCGGAGGGGTCGGGGTAGAAATGGGTTGAGAGGAAGGGGGCAAAACCGGTTGAGAGGAAGGGGGCACGACAGGCTGGGCCGGGGCGTACGGCACACGCTGCCTGTTGGGATCAGTCATCCTCCAGGCGATGAGCCCTCCCACGGCCACGGCTCCTATCGCCGCAATCCCCAAAAGGGTGTTCTCGCTCATGTCCACCTCCAAACCAGCACGGCCATCACCAGCGCCGCTCCTACGGTGACGGCGGCCACGGTGAGGGCCTGGGCCTGGCGGGCTCGGGCGGCGGCCTCCAACATGGCCCGCTCTTGGGCCAAGCGGGCCGCTTCTAGTTGAGCTTGGGCGGCCGCCTTTTGGGCCTCGAGGGCCATGCGCTCCTCATCCGTGAAGATGAAGTCGTCCAGCAGGTTGGTGACCCCGCCGATGAGCCCGCCAATGACGTCCATGCTCACTCCTTCAACGCAAAGACCAGCAGGAGGACCACCCCGAGGCCCACCAAGACCCAGACCCACACGGGCACCGCGGGCTGCGCTTGGACGCTCGCGGCTTGTGCTTTGGCCGCTTCCGCCTGGGCCTGGGCGAGCTGCAGCTGGTACTGCAGGCGTTCCTGCTCGGTCAGGATGTAGGGGTCAATGAGGCTCCCAATCTGGCCCAGCCCGCCCAGGATCTGAGCCCAGAGCGGGGTGTCCCCCGTGGGCGCCCACAAAAAGGGATAGGAGTTAGAGAGGCCGAAGTCGGAAGAACCGGAGGAGGAAGACCCGGTCAGGGGCAAGGTGTAGGAGTTAGAGAGGCCGAAGTCGGAGGACCCTGAGGACCCTGAGTAGAGCCCGTCATCCAAATATTGGGACGTGGAGAACGACACGGCTCACCCCCTTCAGAGGCCGCCCCGGTTCTCCAGCTCAGCAAGGCGCAAGAGGCGGCCCTTGTCCAGCACCTCTACCCGCCGGCCCATGGCGGCGATCTGGACGTAGTGGCCGGCCCGCTCGTTCCAGACCATGGGCACCTGGGTGGTGAAGACCTCCAGGAGAAGGCGGGTGCCCGGCACCAGCTCCACCTGCTGCGGCCAGGCCAGCATGGTCTCCAGGTTGTTCTGGTCCACGCTGTGCATGGTGGAGAAGGACTGGTTGAAGACGGTGGCCACGCTGTCGTCCACCCCGCCCGCGTCCCTGGCCACCCGGAGGCGGAACTGCCCGTCAGCGTGCGTGTAGTAAATCTCTATGTCCTGGGTGCCGGTCACGCCGGCGGGCTCCACGAAGGTCACTTGCTGGCCAGCGTAGTTGACGGCATTGATCTGGCACCGCTGCCACACCCCGCCCACCTTGGCCCAGACAGCCACGTCCGGGTGGTAGGTGGAGGGCAGGGTAGGGGCCCCCTGCAAGGAGGGGATGAGGTAGGGCAGGGTGACGGTGCGGGCTGCGGGAGAAGCCAGGTTCTGGCCCGCGAAGGTGGTCAAACCCTTCAGGTAAATCCGCAGGCGCCTTTCCCCCGCCACGACACGGAAGTGGGCCGTGTCCGGGATGCGCATCTGGGCCAGGGCGAAATACTCATTGGGGCGGTAGGCCAGGCCGGTGGCGTCAAAGTCCTCGTTGTCAATCCACGCGAACTGCCACCCTCCGGTCTGCACCGCCGCTGGGGCGGGCCGCGCCGGCTGGGGCTGGGGCTGAGGCGCGGGGGAGGGGGCGGAAGGGGCGTCCTGGAACACCCCGAGGCCCCTCCGAACCGCGTTGCGAAGGCTATCCAAGAGCGCCATAGTCCCTCCTACACGTTGGAGTTGTCCACGCCCACGGGCAGCTCAATGCGGGTGCGGGAGTCGTTGAGGTTCACGGTGATGCCGGGGTCGGTCTCCACGTAGATCTCCAGGGTGTCCCCCTCCCGCAGCACGATGCCCTGGGGCGGGGTAGGGGCGTAAAGTGGGCTCGCGGTCTGCAGGATGTTCTGGTAGTACTTGGCGTCCCGCTGCTGGGCCTCGGAGAGGTCGTAGTACGAAGCGTACTGGGCCTTGACCAAAAACTCGGGGAAGTCAAAACCCCTGATGCGCCGGGCAAAGAAGACGTCCGTGGTGTGGGGCAGCTGGTTGCCGCCGGAATCGTAGAGCTTGAGGACCACGGGGACGGGGTTGGGAAAGACCCAAGTGGCCCCCGAGGGCACCACAAACTCGCCCACCTTCACCCGCTGCCTGCCGGTGTACGCCTGGAACTCGGGGCCGCTCCTCAGGATGGTGACGGGACGGGCCCCAGGCCGAAGCCGCTTGATCCGTTCAAAAGCCTCCTGCATCCTTTACCTCCTATTCAATGTCCAGAATCGCCATGACCAGGTTCGCGAAGGAACCGGCCGCCACGCCTAATCCGATGTAGTCCACCATGGGGTCATCGGTGAGTTTGTTATTGATGAGCAGGGAACCGAGGATGACCCCACCCAAGTTGAGCAACACCCGGTTGGTCCGGGCGTTGGGCACCTCCTTGGAGGTATCCGGCTTGCCATCGGGCCCCACAGCGTAGTAGTGGATACGCCCATCAGGGCCCTTTGCCGCCCAGCCAAATAAATCCCTTCTAGAGGAATAAAGCGCCTTCCTGGCCAGATACCCCCCCAGCACCCCCACGCTCACGCTGACCACGATGGGGTTTTGAATGACCTCCAGGGGGTTAGACGTGGAGGCCAGTTTGCGCATGTCCTGCGCCGCGATTGCCGCCGTGTCCGCCATTCACCTCCTCCTTCTGCCGCCCACGGTAGGCGGGGGGCGATGGGGGAATAAAGAGCGAAGCGCCCCGGAGATACGCCGGGGCGCTTGGGAGTTTTGGGCCGCTTCTCCCGGGCGAAGTGCCCGGGCGAAGTGCCCCTTAGCCGTCCAGGGGCATGAAAACCCGCCTTTGTGGGGCCCTCGGGTCCCGGAGGACCAGGCCCGCCCGGTCCCGGTCCAGGTCCTTCACCCCGTACTCGGGGGGCAGGCCGTCATCAGGGCGTTTCAAGGCGCGAACCCGCTCCCCCAGCTCCGGGAACATATCGGCCAGGGCCTGGACCTCCCGAGGCTCAGTGAGGCGGAAGGCCACCAGGTGGGAGGCCTGGCGGCGCACCCCGGGGTCTATGCCCCCGGTGGCGGCCTGGAGCATCTGGGTGACGAAGATGGCCGAATGCCCGAACTCTCTCCCGCCCGTCAAGACCTCAAATAGCCCCTTGGGCACCTGGCCTCTAGGGAAGAAGTGGTGGGCCTCATCCAAAAGCAGCAAAACGTCCCGGAGGCGCATGATGGCCTGGCCCAAAGCGTCAAGGAAGGGGCGGGGGTCGTAGCCGGTGACGTGGAAGTGAACCCTGCGGTGGCGCTTCAGAACGGGCCAGGGATCCCCGTCCTCCCCCACGCGGTAGCGGGCCTCCGCCAGCTCACCGAACTCCGTCTTGCGGTTGACGATGATGAGCCGGCGGAAGCGGCCCTCCATAGCCCGCACGATCTGCCGGGCTAGGGTGGACTTCCCTGACCCGGATTTCCCTACGATGAGGATGCGGAAGGTCTGCCTACCGCCCATTCCGGTAGGACTGCCACAGCTCCCACCCGGCCCAGGCGGCCAGGGCAAAGGCCACCACGGCCTGGGCGGTCTCGCACTTGGGACAGCCCTTGCCCTCCCGGAGGTTTTTCACCCGCCCGAGGCCCAAGTAGAGGCTTCCCGCCAAGACCGCTAGTGGGAAAGCGTTCTTTTGGGCAAACTCCATCACTCCTCCTTTCGGAACTCCCGCAGGCGCAAAGCCAGTCTGGCCGCCTGCCCGATGCCGTCCTTACGCTTGGCCAACTCGCGCAGGACCTCCACCCGGATCGTCCCCCGCTGCGTAAAGCCCTCCTCCCCGTACACCCGCCGCACGTAGGCCCGGAGGCGTCCGGGGCGCTTGACAGCGTCCTGGATCCACGCTTCCCTCATGCCGTCCTCCATGCAGGGGGCTCCCGGAGCCTGCCGGCCTGGGCCTGTTTGGCCAAAAAGGCCTCGGGGTCCACGAGGTAGGTGAGCACCTTTTGTCTGGCCTCCTCCCCTCCCCTGGGGAAGAAGAGCCACCCGCCTTCAGAGGCCGGGGGCACGCGGATGAAGACGTCAAAGTGCAGGTGGCAGTAGCCCCCTGTGGTCATCTTGCCGATGGTGCCGATCTGTTGTCCTGCTACCACCACGTCCCCGGGGTGCACCAGGATGTCCCGCAAATGTCCGTAGCGGGTCCACACCCCGGCGCTGGGATGCCAGAGGACGACCATGCCGCCCCACACGGGGAAGCGGCCGGCGATCACAACCCGCCCGTCCGTCATGGCGTGCACGGGCTGGCCGCAGTCCGTATCCCCGCCGCCGGGCCCGTTCAGGTCCACCCCCGTGTGCCAGTAGCCCGGGGGAACGAGCCAACTCCCATCCGGCCTCTTCACGCCCAGGTAGTAGTCGGGGTCCAAGTAACGCACATCTGGCCTGGCCTTCCTGGGGTTGATGGGCCAGTAGTAAAGGCCAGAGCGGGGGACGTTCTCAGGCATGAGCTTCCTCCCCAGGAGCAGGAGCAGGAATAGCCCCCCTAGCCCGTACATCCATAACCGCACGCACACCTCCGTACGCCGCTACAGCCAGCACCCCACCGCCCAGGAGAATCCGGAGCCACGGAGGCAGATTCTCCACGCTCCCCATGCCCGGAAGGCGGTTCTTCCCGATGCCGTACTGGGCCAGGGCCTCCCCGACCTTCAGGGTGTCCAGCACCTGGGCCGGGGGCATGAGGCCGAAGAGGGCCCCCTGCCAAGCCCGCAGGAACGCCGCCTTTTCCTCCTCCGACTGGACCCGCACCCCGAGCATGAGCAAAAACGCCGCCCCGCCCGCGATCTCCTCCCCGGTGAAGGGGATCACGGGAGGCTCCGCCGGCGGAAGCTCAGAGAAGTCTTCCGGGGCCTCCTCGCCTAGGGGCTCCCAGCTACCAGATGAAGGGGCCGCTTCCGCTTCCTCCACCGGGGGCGGTGGGGGCGGGGCTTGAACCTGGGGTTCCTCCACTACCGTTTGCACCTACACCTCCCTTTCCGGCCAGGGCCACGCCCAGGAGGACCAGAATCCGGCCCCGAGGGCCGCGAGAAAGCCCCAGGAGTTCTCCTTAGGGGAACCTCTCCGGGGCTTCTCAGGCTCGGGTTCAGGCGCAGGGGGCTCTCCCTCCTGGGAGGCCTCCTGTGGCCCGGCCACCCTAGGCTGGGACTCCACGGCGGCCTCCAGGATGGGGTCAAGGTCCCCTGGAAGGGAGACGGCCCTAACCTCCTGGGCCTCGTCCCCATCCTCCAGCACGGCCCTCTCGCCTATGACCTCCTCCGGAAACTGGAGCCGGAGCATGGTCTACCTCCTACCTCCGCTTCTTCCTCTTGGTCTTCCTGGTCTTCCGCTTAGGCATACGCCCTCCTTCCCCTTCGCCCCAAAAGCGCCAGGGCCACCACGCCAAGGGCCGCCAACCCCAGGGCCCCCACGCCCACCCCCGCGCCCGCCACGGCGGCCGCCCGGGCAGGGGCCGGCACTAGCTCCACGGCCTCCTTCAGCTCGGCCACGATGCGCCAAACCAGGTAGAGGATAGCGATCACCGCGGCGGCGCTGAGGACCAGGGCGGGCAGAAACGCCGGGTAGATGTCCCCCCCGCCCAGGTAGTCCATGGGCTGGGGGCACCTGATGGACCCGCAACCCGCCCCGCCGTAGGCGGGAGGCACGGCCCAGGGGTCAGAGGTACCGGAGGAGGACGTGGCCTCCACCTTCAACCGGATCACCAGGTCATCCCCCCGCTTCCCCCAGTCCAGCACCCTGACCCCGGGGCCGTACCTGGCCTGAAGGGCCCGCTCCAAATCGGCCCGCGTGACCCGGGAAACGTCCCCCCCTTTGTGGGCCGCCACGATCTCGTAGGTCTTTCCCGGCCGAAGAGGAGCGTTGGGGTCCACGGGCACCCGCTGGTAGGCCATGCCCCCAGGTTTCCACCGGCGGGCGTGAGAGAAAAGCCCGGCCCGCCAGGGCAAAGCGGCGGGCCGGAACGCCCGGGCGGTTTGCCCGGGCGAAGTGAACATTAGCGCTTCACGAGCCTTCTCACCAGCTCCACCAGGGCCGCGAGGCGGCCCGCCACCCCCTCCCCCACCCCGGGCAGGGCCATGAGGTCCTGGATGTCCCAGCCGTGGAGGTTCCGAATGTCCCCATCCAGGGCCTGGGCGATGGACCTGGCAGCCACCGGGCTTCCCAGGAGGGCGTAAAGGAGATTTTCCAGCGGCTGGGCCTCAATCGGCACGGGGTTCCGCTTGCGGGTGGCGAGGGCCAGAATCCTCCTACCGGGGCGCCCTTTTTTGAGTTCCATCCCCCGCATCATAGCACGCCTCTAGGTGTCAAGGGGCTGGCTCCGGTGGGCACGAGTCCAGGGCGATTCTCACGCCCGCCATGCCCGGGCGGGGCAGGGTGAAGCGGCACTCCGTGCCGGTGCAGGTGTCCGCCGTGCGGGCGCGGTATTCGCCGCCTGGCCAGGTCACCCTGACCTCTTCCGCCGTCCCCTCGTAGTGGAAGGCCACCTCGGCCCCGGAGCGGAAGAGGGCCGTCAGGCGGCCCTGACAGCCCCCGGACTCCTCCTGGGGAGGCACCTGGAGGTCCACCACAGGGGAAGGGCCCGCCTCTTCCGCCTCAACCGCCTGGGATACCCTGGGAGTCCAGACGGACCAGAAATAGGCCACGATGCCCAGGAGGAGGGCCAGTCCAAAGGCTCTCTGGCTGGGGGTCTGCATTCTCTCCTCCTCCTCCATCCTACCCCGTCCTTCCAGGTTCACAGAAGGCCACTAGGTACTTCCTGGGGCCAACCCTTGGCCTCGGTACCCTGCCCACCATCTCCATGGGCCCCTCCCGTATCTCCAGGCCCATGTGCCGGGCCAGGGCCTGGATCTCCCGGGGATCCTCCGTACCCCCGGGCCGGCGGATGGCGAGGACCAGCCGGCCAGACTCCGGCACGTAGCGCAGATAGACCTGCACGCCGTCTTTGGGGGAAGTCGGGATCACGAAGCGCACGAGCTTGCCCGGCGCGTTCAGCGCCTCCTCCACCCTGCCCTTCAGAATGTCCTCCAATGCCTCCAACCGCACCCGGTCAACCCGCATAGCGCACCTCCGGCACCCCCGCCTTGAAGGCCTGGAAGGGGGCCACCAGCTCCCAGTACCCCTCCCGCCGCAGAAGGGCCTGGGCGTAGGCCCCAGGGCTCCGGGCAAACCCGTCCGCCCGGGCTTCGGCCGCAATGGTCACCACCCGAGCCAAGACCTTCATGGCTCCGTCCCCACCGCCGTACAACACCTGCTTCAAGGCCGCCCACGCCACTCTAAGCCAAAAGCGCAAGCTTTTCTGATCGCCCAAAGCGGAAGCGATAGCTGAGGCTACTTGCTGGGCCCAGTTCCGGCGGCCGTTCCGGCCTCCCGGGACGCTGGAAAGCCGGAGCAGTTCCCGGAAGCTCCGGCGAGTGTCGGGATCTAAAGGTAACGGGGTTTTTTTGCTTTCCCAGGTGGCTAACGGCTTACCTACCACGATCCTTAGGGTTAAGGGTCTACCTAGTAGAAGACCCTCTTTATATCCCGACATTGAGTCGGTGGCACTCAACACCCGGGCCGTCCGGCCCTCCCGCCGGTCCTCCTCCAGGTCCCGCCAGGGGAGGCGCAGGTACGGGGCGAGGACCTTGATGGCCCGGTAGACGGGCCTGACCCGCACCCGCCACACGGTGCCCCCCTTCACCGCCCCCTCCTGCCCCAGGGCCTTCCCTGAAGTCGCCCAGGTCTCCCAGGCGATCCAGTGGCGGGCGTAGCGGCGGTACCGCTCATAGCGGGGGTCGTGGAGCCACCGCTCCACCGTGCGCTCGGAGACCTCCAGGGCCTGGGCCACCTCCCACTGGGGCAAAAACACATGGGCTTCCCTAGAGGGGTCCAAGCGGGCCCCCTCCCGGATGGCGTAGGCCACCAGGAGGCGCACCAGGGGGAAGAGGGGGCCCAGCGCCTCCCTGTAGCCGTGGGCCTCTATGGTGCGCTCCGCTTTGGCCAGGAAGTCCTGCCACTCAAACCGCCGCACCTCCCGCCAGTCCGTGTTGGCCAGGGTGGGGCGCTCAGGGGGGGCGGCCTCGAGGCCGGCCCGGTCCGGGGTCCCCGAGGAAGGGGGCTCCTCCTCGGGGGCCTCCTTGGGCGTTTTAGCGGGGGTCTCGTTCCAAGAAACGCCCCCCGCCTCCCGCTTCCGCTTCGCCTCCCAGAGGCGCAGGAGCCCCTGGGCCATGCCGGGGTTCTTTTGGGCGAGGTCTTCTATCTGCCGGCGGATGTCCTCCGGCATGTCCGAGGGGAGGTTCAAGTTCATGACGCCTCCTGTTGAGGGATCC